GGCTGGAAAACGAATAGCGGTATTTGTATCTCCAGAGTGAACGATTTTGTCAGCGATTGTCAGGTCGCTATCAACCGTAAGTGATTGCGTTTCGCTAACATCGACTACGTTAGTGGGCTTCTTACCAGTATAACCCATCAGGTAATCTCCATAATGCTCAGTGTCGCATCAATCTTTGCCGCCGTGTCTGCGTCAATTTTTAAAACGTCTGTAGCCTGCAAAACAACTTTACCACCAGACAAGACCTCTAACGATGAGCCTGTAGGTATTGGCACGTTTTCTAACAGCTTCACTGTTTCATTTGTTTCCGTGTCGCTGGTGTCCGACACCAACTGCACATCTACGGTGTGTTGCGCTGTGCCTACGTTGCAAAGTATCAGGCCAAGGACAACAGATGTTGTTGAGCCGGGGCAAGTGTATAGCGTAAGCGGCGTGCCTGCTGAAGCTGGCATTGCCGCGTTTGTTTTTACTTTAAATGTATTAGCCATGTTTTATCCTAACGCGATTGCCAATGCCGTTGCATCATCTGTGGTTGCCACCGTGCCTGTCGCACTGGGTAGTGTTAACGTTACATCGGCAGTAGATGCTGGGCCGATAAGCGTTGCCTTATTCGTGCCGTTATCGCTGTCCTCAAAGAACTCTACAAACCCTGCTGATGTAGACCCGTTCTTTAACTGTAGTCCCGCATTTACTACAGGCGTTGTTATTGTTGGTGTGGTTAGAGTTTTGTTCGTCAGAGTTTTTGTTGTAGCAGAAATATAAGTGTCTATGTCGGTGACAGCGACCTGCTTCATAGTACCAGCGTCATTAAAAACTACACGATCAGCATCTGCTACCGTTGTGCTTGAAGCTGACGTATCTCCGTCCATTATATTTAGTTCAGTAGCTGTCGCGGTCACACCGTCTAAAATATTAAGCTCACTCGCTGTCGCGGTCACACCGTCTAAAATATTAAGCTCACTCGCTGTCGCGGTCACACCATCAAGTATGTTTAGCTCTTCTGGCGTTGATGTGATTGCCGTGTTACTCGCAGCATTTAGAACAGGAATTGTTCCTGATTGATTGGGTAAATTAATTGTTCTGTCTGCTGTTGGGTCTACGATTGTCAATGTCGTTTCGTGGGCATCGGCAGTAGCACCTTCAAAGATAATCGCGTTTTGCGCGTTCATCGTAACTGTGTCTACTGTTGTGGTTGTTCCTGATACTGTGAGCTTTGGAACTAACAACTCACCCGTGCTTGGGTTGTATCGCAGTGCGCCAGTGTCATCTAGCAATCCGTTTGACTCATCATGAAACACAATCGGAAAGTTTGTGTTTGCTGTGCTATCGCTAACAGTGACAGTAGTAGCGACTGCGGCAGTGCCTGAATATCCAGATGATGTGATTGTACCCAACGATGAGCCGCCATCAGCAAAGGTAATTGTGCCACCATCTGCGTCTAATGTAATACCACCTGATGAATCCAAGGTGACTGTAGTGCCAGCAAGCTCTGCTGTACCATCTGCGGTGATCTGTATGTTCGCAGCAGCCGCTGCGTCATCTGTTGTAACAATGTCTAGTGTGCCGTTTGTTCCCACCGTAAACGTAGCAGTGTCACTAGTGGAACCAGTCATCGTAATTACTTTACCGTCTACCGCTACATCATCCACTGTCAGCGCAGTTAGCGTACCGACAGACGTAAGGTTGGGCATCGCCGTAATCTCATCGTCGAAGTATGCGGCTAAGTCTGTAACAGCCACCTGCTTCATCGTGCCTGCATCGTTGAACACAACACGGTCTGCGTCAGCTACCGTGACCGATGAAGCTGAAGTATTCCCATCAACGATATTCAGTTCCGCTACCGTAGAAGTAATACCATCGAGTACGTTCAACTCGTCCGTAGTGACGGTTGCTCCGTCAAGTATCTCTAGTTCTGCTTCACTGATACCGGCACTGCCTATTGTGACAGTCCCGGCAAACGTTGCATTGGCTCCATCAAATGTAATTGCAGTAGTAGAGCCTGACTTCAAGATTAGATTGCCAGAAGAATTAGTCAGCGCGGCGTATTGTGTACCATCATCTTTCAGCAAAACATCTGCGCCATCTGCATCAAGAATGATGTCAGCGGGTGCATCAATCGTCAGATCACCCGACCCAGGCACCAGCAATGCTTTTTCAGCAGGCAGTGTGCAGAACACAGTTTTCGTGCCAGACGAAAAGTTTACCGCGCTATCGCTGTTTGAGCTTTCTAGTATGGTTGTGCGAGACAACGTATCAGGCGAGGCATCCGTTACGGTTCCAATCCCTACCTCAAACTCATCAGCACTTTCGTGAACAATCGCATAGTAGGTAGTGTTGCTGTTACCTATGCCAGCTACAAAGGTTTGAAACCCCGTGATTGCACCAGCCAACGAAAGAGTGCCAGTGCCTGTAGTCGTGCTGGTTTCTTTCACTCTGTCGTTAACTGCAAAAGCCATTATTTCAACTCAATGGTTAAGTTACTCGCGTTGATTCGGAAGATGTCTCCAGATGCAACAGACCTTGAAGAATCCAAAGCACCTACAAAAAGTATGTTGCCGCTGGTTGATGCGTCAGCCAAAAACACATGGGTTATTGTCTGAGTGCTACCGCCGGATGCTGGAAACTCTATATTGGCAGCGTTCACAACGGTCTGTGCGTCGGTGCTTGTAGAAGCAATCGTCCAGTTAGCCGCAGTAACCTGCTGCCGTGCATAATTAGTAAAACCAGCTTCTGTTACGCTACCAGCTTCCGCGTCAGATACAGCAGTTGCTAGGCCGACATAGATACTGTCGCCGGGTGATGAGAAACTTGCGGCATTATTTTTAAAGATAAAGCTAAGTAGCTTGCCCTCAAGATATGTGGTTGCAGCGTTAGAGGTTGCCATCGTTACGTCCTTTCTCTACTTGGAAGACCCTTACGATAAGCATCTGTGTTTTCTCGTGCCTCACCCAGATCTTTCAGTCGCAACAGTTCCTCTGCAAATCTGTCACTGTAAAGTTTTAACATATCAGGATCGCTTTTCATATAAGCGTAAGCTTCAAACAAACTGCCATATAACAAAGCAAACGACGCATTTGTACTTAACCAAGTGGTTCCACTATCCGCACCAGCCGTGAGACTTGCAGGTCTAAAATAATAGTGTAGCTCTACCGTGTAGTTAGAATCTGGAGTCGGGGCAACGATTAGATTAGTTTCATCAAACCTTGCATAATATTTGGGAAGACCTGTGGTAGACGCAGAAGGTGTAAAAGTTTGAAGAAAATTTACATCTTTTTGTTGTAAGAATCTTTCCGAACCAGAGGTTGTAATTCTAAGAGAAAAAGATGCGAGAAAATCTGTTGGTACAGTCAAGAACCGATCACTAGATGTAAAAGCACTTGTTACGTTTTTGCGAAAAATTTCAAAGTCTACTGATTTAAATAGCCTGTCTTCCGCAGCCTTTATAAAGTCATTTATGTGCGTAACAAAAGATGTTTCCGTATTTTCGGTGTAATCTTGTATGGCTGTTTTTAGTTCACTGAAGGTAAAGCTCATAACTATGCACTCACTGTTACTGGCCCAGCTGAAACAACTTTACCACCGCCTACCACAGAGCCAGTAGTAGCTGTTTCAGAGGATCCACGTTCGTTCATATTAAACGTATATGAATCAGAATCTACAACAGTAATTGTAAAACCATTGTTGTTTTCTAATGCAGTGGACGTAAAACCATCAAAAGACTGAGTGGTTCTAAATCTGACTACATCGCTAGAAGACCGCCCATGAGATTTTTCTTTTACGGTTATAACAGAGGAACTAGCTGATCCTGATGTAAAAGGATCTAAATCAAGAAGAACTTCTACCGCAGGCTCTGTTCTATCTGTTCGAGCGTCTTTTATTGCTTGAGGATCAGAGACATTACGCGGAGGTGTAAGTTGCGGATGCTTGGGTTCATACTCATCTGGCCCCACCAGTAGACCATTCCACTCTTTTCTCATGTCTGCTTTGCGATACCGAAAGCCAGATCGGTCTGAGATGCCGTATGCTCTTTTACCTGATGCAAACCGGGCCATTAGCGCACCCGTAAATAATCAATACTTGGAGTAAGTTTGAGTGCTACACGATCTTCGTCTTCATCTGCGGCACGTTGAAACTCTTCTTCATAAATTGTTTTTAAAGTCGCTATCCTTTGAGGTGCCCGTTTAACAGACAGATAGTATGCCAGTCCTGCTGCCATACAGGGCAGAAACCGAAATGGCGCGTCCACATCATTTACCAGGGCATCGGCATCTTGTATGCGTTGTACAAAATAATAACGTAAAACATCAGTGCTGTTTTCAGGTGTAGGCCAGAGATTAATTTCTGGTGTTATCTGTCGATCAAAATAGAAACTAGATGGTTTACCTGTGGTCGCTTTATTCGGTTGATTTTGATATTCACCACGACTAATTCTTTGAACTTGAAAATCAGTATTATCTCGACGAACAACAACTTCCAAAATGTCTGTAATATCCGCAGTTAAAGTGTACTGTGCCGTGCCTGCTGTAAGGGCTTGTGTAGCTAACTCTACCGTCCAAAGATTGACCCCTCTATTAGCCCAATCAGCAAACATAAGATTTAATGAACGCCGTGCTGTGTCGGCATCATATCCAGTTCTGACTTCTAAGCCACAACGCTCGTAGGCTTCCTCAATGATTTCGGATACATCAAGAGAGAAGTTCCTTGAACTGGACGTTGCCATCATTCTTCCTCATTATAAAGGTTATCAAACACCCTGTTAACATCTAACGTATAGTCTAGATCACTTTTAGAGTAATGTATATGAGCAGATGGCTTGAAGTCCGGGGCACCGGTTCCTGCTTCAAACCAAGCTGGATGAGTTACTCTAACACGGTTGTTTGGTAACGCTACAATATTTCCTGTCCACTCACCTGCATCAAGCAAATGAAGCACATGACTTTGTTTATGTTGAGCCGGATCATCTGCTATTTCATTTTCTGCATAGTCTACTGTAAACAAATATTTAGCAGGAAACATTTCGCCATCTATCTTTGCAAACCAGGGACAGGGCGTAGCTCTGTCTAAAACATACACTGCGTGATTATACGATGAACAATCCCACGGTTGTGCATCATGAACAGCCATAGGAATAGGCCATTCTTCTAAAGGCTCGTCTGCCACCAGTGCAGTAATAGGCATACGCGCCCACATTGCACCCCCGTGTACATTGTCCTCATCCTCACCGTCGGCTTCGATGCCCGTGAATATAACCTGAAAACTTAACGATCTACATGGCATAGTCGTTACAGCAATAGCCATGGCGTGCAAAAACTCGCCATGATATTTTTCATGGTTGTGTGTATATTCCCGGCGCACCCAACACTTAAAGTGAGGGATGTTGCTCTGAAGATACGGCATTAGGCTTTAACGAGCTTGTAACCTTTTTTCTTTGCCGCTGCTCTAATTTGAGCAACTGACATAGCTCCACCGCGTCTTACACCTTTAGACTTAACAGCACCGCCGCGCTTCATGCCCTTGGACTTCATTACGGCTCCACCGCGCTTCATGCCCTTGGACTTCATTCTGCGAACAGCACCGCCGCGCTTCATGCCCTTAGATTTAACAGCACCGCCTCTGCGATACCCTTTGGATTTTTTAGCGGCTCCACCGCGTTTCATCCCTTTACGCTTTCTAATCATCGCGTCTTTCTCCTTCTAACAGATTTTACTCTGCGTGGTTTTCCGGCTGGTTGACCCAATCTCTTTTTCTGATTAACTCTACTGCGCTTTTCAGCGGCTGTCATTTCTTTAGTGGTCTTAGGTGTCTTGGAAGAGACTCGTTTTGACGGGCGACAATATGGTGTGCCTCTCTTCTCACCTTTTCTACGCCCACACTTCTTGCCAGTACGAACGTCTTTCCAGTCCTCTTTGAACCAACGTTTAAGGGCTAATCCTTTTTTGGTTTTTCTTACTGCTGGCATCAGTAGATCTTGGTGGTTTTATAGCGGTACTTCTGTCCGTCTCTGAACTTTGAAGCTCCGCGCACCATTCCTCCATCTGCTTTTCTAACTGTTTTACTCTTGCTTTTATTTCCCCAGTTTTTAGCTCCGACTTTTCTGCACTTGGCAATCGCACCGGAAGCGTAAGCACTCGGAAAGACACGATAACGTGCTTTGACTTTGTGGTAACAAGCATCCTTTTTTGACATCTCATTTCTTCCTTTTCCTGCGCCCTGCACAATGGGCACGTTCTGAAAAGCCTCTGGGCTTTTTACAGTTTATACTACGCTTGCGTTTTGCGCTCCATTTTCTTTTCTGTGGGGGCTTAGTAATTTGCTTTGGTATGCTTGACCTAGAAATTGTCATCAGAACAACCTCTCAACAAAAGGCAGTAACGCAGTTGCTATAATTATACCAACAAGATATTTAAAGTTTGCTGAGATATTCGCATCCAGCTTATCCATTTTTTGTTTACCGTCTTCGAGCCGACGTTGTATCTCTTCGTATCGAAGAGAACACTCTGCTTCGTGCTTTTCTATACGGGCTACTGCTTCCTGTATTTTCATGTTAGCACTTCCACCGTCTTCTTGCCTGACGTAATCTACTGTTAGGATTCTTAGCAGCTTTGGGAAACTTCTTCATCTGACCAGCAGAACGAGCACAGAATGACTTTCTACGTTTTGCTGCCGCACTACCCTTTTTAACTTTGCCTGTCACGGCAGTTTTCAACTTACTGCCAGGGTTCATACGACGATATGCAGCCACGCCTTTTTTAGTCATGCCTGCTCCGGCCTTAGTCGGCCTGAAGTTCTTTTTGTTACGGGCTGGCATCTTGGCTTTTTTTCTAGTCATCTCGACCACCATAGTAATCAGACATGGATACTTCGCCACTTGCCGGAACATTTGGATTTACATTGCTGGTGACTTGTGTGCCCGTAGTTCTTCTGCGAACTTGTGCAAAATCAGTAGCTACCACATCGAGTGTTTGACCAGCCAAGGCAAGAACTGGCGTTACGCGACTAGCAAAAACATTAGATCCAATCTGATAGTCAAAACCTCCTGATGAAACTATGACTTCATTTGCTGCGTTGTTAGAGGCTTCAAAGGCTGCTTTGTATGTAACAGAATTAACTGCCCCACCGTTTACACTACCCGGAAAAATAGCTGTGCCATTCGTGGACGAACTAGTAACTATGGTGGTGCCATCGAATTGCAGTGTGTAAGTATATGTAGGATCGGAAGCAAGCAATGTAGAAACCATCGCTGTGCCTAATGTGTTTTGAGTAAAACTAAATGATTTACTTATTTCCTGACTGAAATGTTGTAGAGGAGAAGCGATAAAGGGTAAGATAAAAACGCCCCCACCCGCATAGGCTGTAAATGCACCCGCATTACCTGTGCCTGTTACAGTAGCGGGAACATTGTCCCCACCAATATAATACTCCGAAAGCGATATTGGATTTTCGCCGCCGAACTCGTCCTGTATCTCACTGAACTTTATCGCAGAACCAGCAGATTGAAGAACCATGTTGTCCCCCTGTTCTTACTCTCTAAGCAGTAAAGAACACAACAGAAGTGATATCATCTATCGTGTGAACATTCACATCTGTCTCAAACAAAATACCTTCTGCTGGGACTGATATCGTATCTGTCTCACCTGTCTGTAAATCAACATGCAGTTTGGTTGCGCCAGAGTCTGATCCGTCTGTCAGCTTTAACTCAGGAGTTCCTGAACCACCAGTGGTAACAAGAACCTGTAACAAACGACAACGACCTATGGATGCCGCACCTGTTGCTGTCACACGAGTAGTTTTTACATCTGAACCTGCCATACTAAACTCCTCATAAAAGGAGAGGGGGTATTACCCCCTCTCGTTATTAGGCTTCGTAGCCCATCAATTCAATAAAGAGTTTACCAGCGGTATAGTCAGCGTCAGTTGTAGCACCCAGTGTCAGATACAAAAACTCGTCAGCCGCTGGCACCGCCGTAAAGTAAACCTTACTTCCAAGCGTAGCGTCAGCCGCATTTACCAAAAGAGTTTCTGTTAAATCAGATATTGCACCATCTTCAACACCCGTGCCTTCTGTTGCTGAGTGTACGTTGATGTCTGGGTCGCCACCAGCAGGTGCTTCAAAACACTCCATGCTACCTGTCAGGATTGTGCCGTTTCGGGCTGCTGTAATCTGACCAATGTGACATACGTTAGACGTTCCATTCACACCGATAATGTCACCGCTTGCAGTTGAGCGCAAACCAGTCAGGTCGATAAGAATACGAGTGGTAATAATACCGCCCACGCGCTGAACAGAGCTACGATAGATCGTGCCCGTGCCACCTGTGATACCTGTTCCAGCTTCGGTTGCAAGGGTGTTTGCATCAAACGACGATACGCCTGTTGAACTGATGCTTGAGAGCGTTGTAATAGCTCCCGTTGTAGCGTTTTCACTAACTGAGGTGAACCCACCTTTAGAGCGCACTGGCCCCGTAAATGTTGTATTAGCCATGTCTATCTCCTGTCGCGGCTAGTGTCAGTCACACCATGTGACTGTCAGGATTCTTAAAGTATAGACACAAAAAAAGGGGCGGTCAAACAACCGCCCCTTTTCTGGCGTGGGAAATTACGCGCCCGGCGAACCGAACACGCACCGTGGATCGCTAAAGCCAAAGCTATAACGCTCACGCGCCTTATAACGCATGTTGCCTGTATCGAAATCAGGCTCCATTTGTGTTGTCAAAGACAGACGCTCGAAGTGCTTGAAGCCATTCGGTGAGTCTGTTTTCAAGAAGAATGCATCTGTGTCTGTCAGATAATCGTTAACGACATAACCATCCGGCAACATTCCCATATTGCGGAGGGCATTTACGTCATTGTCTGCCGTGGCAGTACGAAGATTTGACTTCATCAGACGCTCTGCAACAAACTGAAGCTGACGCGGTACGATTAGTTTCATGCCACGAAGAGCAATAATCAAACCACGTTCGTCTACGAAACCAGAAATGCTGATCAGAGCATCTTCAAGAGATGTCTCGTTTAGATCAGCAGCTACGCTGGGTTCGTTAGCCAGTGTGCCACCATTGGTAAGCGGGTGATCAGTTGCACAAAGCTCTTTGCCATCGCCACCTTTTTTGGTGCTGTCGAAAGCATTGTTGAGAATTGCAGCAGCTTTAACCTGCTTCGTGTGAGCCATAGCCCGTGCCAATGCACGAGTGTAGCGAGACGAAAGACGATCATACAGATTGTCCTCTACAGCTTCTTCCGTTACAGAGAAAGCCATTGCTACTGTTTCGTGATTGTAACGAGCAGTGTATGCCTCTTGTGCGTCATCGAAAGTGACCGCTGCACCTTCAGATTTTGTCGGAGCAGCACCGAAACCAGACAACATGACCTCTTCTTCAAAGGCTCTATCAGAAGCCTCTGTGTCGAAGATTTCAGCGTGCTGGCCTTCGTAACGGTTATACTCCATCCCGAACAGGGCGTTGAGGCCGGGTTCGAGTTCCTTTGCAAGTTGTGCGCGAGAAATAGCCATAACCTAACCTCCTATGCCAAGCCTGTCGTCGAAACAGTACCAGCCGCAACTGCACCATTCGGTGAGTTGTAGTGGTTGTTTAGACGCACGATTACACCAATGCCAGAGGCCGCAAAATCTGCGTTCTCGACATCATCAACAATCCCCATAATCCGAAGATTATGAGCAGCAGTATTTGCGATTGTGCTAACCGCCAACGCTGCGGAGGACTTACCAGTAGATGTGCTACCAGAAGTACCCGACGAGAATTGGGCGTTCGCAAAAATGTGACCACGCGCTGTGGACTCATTTGTAAGCGAAGCATCAGACGCTATTATAAACTGTTGTAGGGGATCGTCGAAAACGAAGGCTCTGACAGGATGATTACTGTCTGCACCCGACCCAGGCCAATGTTTTGAGAACACGACCTCACCGGTGGTCGAGCTAACGTATTCACATCCGTTAAACGCACCCAACAGACCTACAGTTCCACCATTAGCTCCACCAACAATGTCGATAAAACCTGTAGCAAGTGGAATAACTGGAGAACCTGTGTAGATGACGTTTGAGTTATCGGAGGCAATACGGTACTCGGTCATACCAGTGCTGTTTGTATTCTGTCCAACTTTGGAGTAGGGACGTAAGCCAAATGCACCATTTGAGTTTGCCATTTTATACTCCTAACAAACATTTCAGTTCTATTCGGAGGAGTCGTTGCCTCTTCCCCCGAAAGTTACACGACTTTGCCGATCACTCTGTATCGGCATCGAGGGATGTTGCTCCCTCATGAGGTTTTCATCAACGGCTTTCATCTGGTTGCGGGTCTGATCCCGAAAATAAGCAGTTCTCTCAGAAACCGTTTCCTCTGGAAGACGACAAAGCATAAGCCCACCGTTTCCAATCACACCTTGAAACTTACCTTCGTCGATTGTGGGTGCCTCAAAGTCAGGATATTCATCCGCTCGTACCGGCTCCCAACCTTCTCGAAGCCTAGAATGAACATTTGTTTTGTCATCCTCGCCTCTTATACCGATTCTTACCCACCGATGAACGAATCCAGCGGGGGGTGAAGGTGCCTCCAGCATACTAGGGGGCTTCCAAGGAGTTTTTCGCGCAGTCTTTTTGCGAGTCTGCGATTCTCGTGGTATGCGTTTCTCAGTCATGTTATCTATCCTTATTTAATTTTGCAACTTCTTTGGCGTAAGCTTCGTATGGAACGTTTAGTTTTCTAGCTATGGCTTTTTCTGATTCCGTTAGTTTTATTGTTCTTTTACGTTTTGATGAGGAACGAGAACCAGAATTAGTTGCTGCTGCAACGGGTGGCTTTCCGCTTTTTGGAGCAGATTTTTCAAACTTACTTGGGAAGTCTTCTTGTATCTGACGATCAATTTCTGCGTAATATTCATCTGAAGAGGGGTCATAGCCCTCTTCAACTAGCTTGCGATGTATACCAAAAGCCGCATATGTCATGGACTGGTCTTCTCCAAACCAATCGTTTCTATCTGCCCATGCTTGTGCTTTAGGATCAGGGTCTTGCTCAGTGACTGGTGCGCGAGTCTGTGCTGGAACCGGATTAACAGTCTGTGCCGGGGCTTCTTTTTCAACCTCAAGTCTGTTCTTAGCTTCTTGGTATTTTGCTTGGTCTATAGCTATTTGACTAATTTTTTGCTGCGCTTGAAACAAGGCTTCTGCATCGCCCTCTTCGTGTGCTTTTTGATAAGCAATTTTTGCAGCCTCCAACTCTGATTCAACACGACTGCCAAACTCACCGACCAAGGAAGTTGTGCTGCGCTGATTTTCTTCGCGCAGTTGTTCAAGCTGAGTCTTCATTGACTCAGCATAATCAAGAGCAGCCTGTTCTCTACGCTCTGCTTCACGTCTTTTATTAGTGAGGCGGTCTATCCTTTTTTGAACACCTTGCGTATACTCGGATAATTCTTCCGCATTGTTTTCTGAACTCTCCACAGCTTCGGTTTGATCTGCTGATTCTTCACCCACGTCTTCAGTTGCGGTCTGTTCCTGAG